GGCGCATTTGCTGCACCAGCTGTGTTCATCGCTGAGCTCGCAGCAATTACTTTCTTGTTGCGGCGTTTTCGACTGTTGCGACGTTTGCCCTTGTTCTGGATTGGGCGATCCTGTAACTGCTTGTTGAAGCCTAAGGCTCCAGCAATGTCCCCCACTGTGTTCACTACAGAGCGGAATTTGCCTGCTCTGGGGGCTAAGTATTTGGCACCTCTCGAGATCGCTTTGGTTCTCTTTAATGCTTCGATAATAGGTGCTGCGTATTGTGCCATACATAAACTAGAAAAGGTCATCTCCGAGTTTTCCCCCTCAGGAGTGGGGTCGCTTTGGTGTTTGGTATCACCGGTCACCTCTTCCGGTTCTTTATATTTGTGGAATCCAAAATCGGAATTCCACGGAGCTCTAATGCGCGGTCGGCACTCCGACTCGCTATCCGCAATATAACCTAAGTGCTCACTCATGGTTGTGCGGGTGAACGCCTTGATTTACTGGATTGGCGCTGGTGTTCAACGTATTGCTTCTCATATCGGTCTAAGAAGGCATCGTCATCTTCTTCATCTTTGGTGAAAGGCTCCCAAACAGAATCATCCTCGTATTCCTCCCCTGCCATTGAATACTCTACGAACTCATTGTCGTAAGCTTGCTCGAACCTCGAGTCCAACTCCTGCTTGAACTTGGAGTCGAACTTCAGGTCGCGAGCACCTTGTCGGAGAAGTCCACGCAATTGACTACCAACTTTCAACCGCAATGGGGGCGCAAAGTTTTGGTACAAGCGATTCTTAATCTCCTTGCGAGCAGCGTTGTAGGCATCCTTTACATGTTGAGGTAGAGGTTGCACCTGATACTGCTGTTCAGGGATAATTGCTTGCTTTATTGAGACTTCTCCCGTTTTCCCAGACCCATAGAGGGGAGTTCTGAGATTTTCCATTTCAACACTCTGATCAGCCCAACTGCCGGTTGAGAGATCTTCTTCAAACATCTCTCTAAATGCGTCGGCAGCTGTTTTAGGCATATCTAGAGTGAAACCCGCCATTGGGTTTAAGAGACTTCCTACCGCTCTAGTGTCGTATAATTGCAAGACCCAGCTAAGGTCTGGGAATTCCCCGTTAGGGAAAGTAACTTGTATTTGTTGCCCTAACAGAGTTTCAAACTGGATGTCAACAAATTCATCATCATCCAGTAAGTCAGCAGGCTGAACACCTTGTGACTTATACAAATTGTACTGTTGTCTTGCCTTTTCGAATAAAGCTGGGAAAGCCCAAAGACTTGTAACTGCTAAACCGCGGGCTCTCTCCATCCAAGCCCGTAGCCCCGCCTGTCCTTTCATCATTTTCTTGGGAACTACACACTGTATTATGGTTTTTCTTAGTGTGGTATATGGTAAGTACCAACCATTTCTAACTTTAAGATATTTACCTAAAAATTCAAAAGGGTATTCCGGTTGGTTTGGTAAGAATTCTGTAAAAGTATAAGGTTTGAATTCCAAACCTAATCTTTTCTTTGCCACTTGCGCTGCAGCTTCAAATCTAGACTTCGGGTCCTGTTCAGGATCAGACAACAACAATCTAGCGTATTCGTTCCTAATCACAACATAATCAGTAGAAAATGCAACCTGATCAGCCTCTGCTGTACCAGGCTGCCCTGAATGGACCTGATCTGTCGACTTATATATGAGTGTGCTATATAATATAACTACTTGATTCCATATATTCCTCACTGCGCTTCTAGCTATCTCCAACCACCCTTTTGGTACATCTTTTCCCATTGTGGCAATTACATGCCTAGCCATTATTGGCATAAAACTATTTCCTACGGACATATCACAGTGCTTAATGTCCAGGTCACCGACTAACATCCTCCGTTTTCCGTCTTTGTCGACGTATATTATTACCCATAGTCCATCGTCGGAATAGCCAATGGCGTACACTCCTGGCGGGGCTTCTTTATAAAGCCGCTCTAACCATTCGTACAACCTTTGTCCACCTCCGTGGGCCCAGGAAAATCCATGTGCATTACAGGACTTGGGGTGTTCCCAGAAACCTAACAGTTGTTTACTATAAGCCTGGATTACTCCAGAATATAAAACTGACTCTCCGCCATTTCCTGCACTATAAGGCCTAATTTTCTTACCCCAGTCGTTTATTTCATATCGGTCCATTTTGTTCTTCATAGTTGTGAGAAATTCACCGGGATGCTCTTCCTTATATTTTGCAAACTTATTCTCTTGAATTAGTTGATAATACTGGTAAGTATCCTTAATCATGAACTCCCACACTGATGATTTTGTACCATTCCTCGGAAAGCCCGAGGAAGCACGTGGATTTATTTTATTCATCATTTTGAGGACTGTTTCTAAGGTCGCCTCTTTCCACAGGACTCCCCGAGCAGGGTCCCAAGGCAATACCTCAAATATCTGTTGCATCTCTGCTTCTGTAAGAGTAAACTTAGGATGGACTTTACTCTTTCCTTCTTTTATACGGTTAAACCAGCCGATTAGAGGGCCTGAGCCAGCATAATAATGGTTTACTACATATGCCAGCTCGTCGTAGACTTTCTGGTTGAAATCAAGATCATCGCCTCCTAAACCTTGCAACATGGCTATCCATTGTCCATCTTGCGATACAAAGTTTTGAGTCATTAAACTGGTCGCTAAATTCGGTATTCCTCCACCTTTCTTATAGTAAGGATCTTTCTCACTACGTTGTACGGCTTGTAGTGGTACTAGAGAGGGAATGCCGTGCATCATGGCTGCAATTTCCTGAACTGAGGGCAGTTTAGGCATTTGTGGTGGCACAAATGAGGTTATGGTGGGTCTTGCTGCAGGAACAACAACTCCCACCTTGGCGGCCCGTAAATCTCGAAGGGCTCTGTCGGACATATCTCCGACTGCAGTTAATTGGGACATCTCATCAAAAGACAATAACCTTCCAGTAATAACCGAGGAAGATTGTGGAGTGTCTTTTGTGGCGTACTTGTGCAATGACTTCAACCCCAACTCATTCATTAGAGAGTGCACTTGGCGACTGAGAGCGGCCATTTGACCCATCATTTGAACATTCTGTCGGTGCTCAGGATGTTGACTTAAGTACTTTTGCATCTTCTTAAGTTTTGTTGTAAGGTCGCGGAGCTCATCCATTCTCTTGTCTTCAATGCCTTCTTTTCGGGCTTCCTCAACGAGAGAAGAGACGGAGGGACGGGGTGGGAGTTCACTACCACTCTGTTCAGATTCACTATTAATCACGAAACTATCGCTTTGCGTTCTAGGTATCGGGGATGTGTTATCTTTCTCCATCATCAGTTAGTACGGTCATTTGTGACATTATCCCGTCACAATGGGAAGCGCGGCCGGACAGGCATGCTCATGGAAGCACACCTTCCGGTAGAGTGGGTATCTACCGAAAGAGGGTGACACCACACAGCGGGTCCTGCC